CCCATTGGCGCAGGCTCCAAACGTGGTATACTCACTTCGTGGTGGCAAAGCACTGGGAAGCACTCTTACTAAGCCGTAGACGAAAAAGGGGGTCATGCTGGGAGTGGACTGGTTCGGTAGCCTCGAATGGTTACGGGCAGATCAATGTCAATCTCAAGCACTACTACATCCACAGGGTAGCTGCTCGCTTGTGGCTTGACGATTGGGACCTCCAGTTATGCGTCCTTCACACTTGCGACAATCGCTTATGCTTCAATCCCAAACACTTGCGGATGGGTACCAAGGCAGATAACTGCCAAGACATGTGGAACAAAGGGCGAGGACACCCCCACTATGGGGAGGACAACCCAGCAGCAACCCTGACCGAGAAGCAAGTCAAAGTGATCATCGCTAGCCCCAAATCCCCTGTGACCTTGGCTCGGAGATACAATGTCACCGTGAAGCATATTCGGAGACTAAGACGAGGTGAAGAATGGACTCACTTGAGGGGGGGTGATGTCTAGTTTATGCCCCTCCAACGAGTGCCCATAAACAACTTTTAGGGGTGGACTGAATACACGCGATGGACCCTTCGATCTGCAACCCAACGAGAGCCCTGATCTGCTGAACGTCACCCTCACTGCTCTGGTGGGTCAATTGCAGGTGCGCGCGGGTAAAACATCGCTGACGACCACGCCCACTGGCGCAGCGATAGACCACGCCCGCGAAGTCTTCCTGTCTAGCATCTACTATCTGATGTGCTCCGTGAACGGGGCCATCTACACTTACGACCTCGCTGGCGGGTGGGTACTACGCTACACTGGCACGGCAGGGAGCGTCTGGGACTTCGCCCAGGCGAAGAACGCCAGCGGGAACGAGATGGTCTACTGCACCAACGGGGTAGATCCCGCGCAGAAGTGGAGTGGCTCGGCCACAACCTCAGCCTGGACTGTGACCTCGGGGACGTTTCCCCCTGTAGGGGGTCGCCTGCTGGTGTGGCGCAATAGGTTGGTGATAATCGGTGGCGCCTTGGGGTCGAATGCGTCTGACACTTTGTACTTGGCGCAGCCTGGGGACCCCGAGGCGGCGAATGCGGCGTATGACTTTCTCCAGTTGCGCGGGGACGACGACGATTCTCCCGCCCTGACGGATCTCAATGTGCTCGCTGACCGGCTGTACGTGTTCAAGAAGCGCAGCGTGTGGATGATCAGCGATCCCACTACACTGTTGAACCGCCACGTCGGGGAGCCAGGATGTCACTACAGGTTCCAAAGCGACGTGCTCGAGGAGAAACTTTACTTCTTCAACGTGCAGGGGCTGTGGTCCACGGCGGGTGTGGCCGTGGCATTAGAGTCTGGTTCGATTACGAATTACTTTCCACAGCACTTGAACGTGGCGCAGGTCCAACGCGTGAGGGTCCTTGCGACGAGGGACTCATATCAAAGGCTGCTTCTGACGCTCCCCGTGGATGGGTCGGCTACTAACAACCGCATGATTGAGCTGGTGCCTCACATCAACTTCCGCCGTATCGGGGGTCGAAGGTATCTGCTGCTGCCTGCGTTCATGGTGCACGACTTCGATGCTCAGTCCTTGGCCGCGTGGAAACAAAGCGCTACCTCTCAGTGGGGTGTGTACGGAGGGGGTCCGGCGGGCAAACTGTTCCAGTACTTCAATGGGTCGACTGACGACGGCACCGCGATAACAGCTCGGTGGAAAAGCTCGTGGATGGCGATTCAGGGGGAGGAGCCCTTCGAGCGCGTGCGGCGGTTGAATGTCGAGCTGAGCGGCGATGCTGTCGTGGACGTGTTCAAGGACTTCAATCAGTCACCGGACTTTTCGGAGGCCCTTCCTAATCCCCCGCTCACGCCTGGGGACGTGCCCTGGGACGGTGGCACGTGGGACGCTGGCGTCTGGGACCCGATACCGGTGTACAGGTTCGCTAGGGTGAGACCTGAGAGTCGTGGCAGATTCCATCAGCTTCAGTTCCGTACTATACCTACTGGGCAGCCATTTTTGATCAACACCGCTGAGTTCGCCATCAGAGGGGGGAAGGAACACTGACACCTATGTCAGATATTACGTGGTCATATGTCGCTAGGCTCCAGAGCAGGGTACTTAGATGACAACTGTAACTATACCCAACCGACCATTGGGCACGGACACGAGAAGCATCGAGATGATTCTGGCGGACTTCGATGCGGTCACAGCGGTGATCAATGGCGGGCTCGACACCGGCAACATGAGCTCTACGGGGGTGCAGTCGGTGTTGCTGCCGGGGGATCTTGTGGTGAGTGCTGCTGCGTCCCGGGCAGGATGCCTGCTATGCGACGGCTCCCCTGTGTCCCGGGTGACTTACTCCGCGCTGTATGCGGCGATAGGCGTCGCGTTCGGTGCCGGGGACGGGACGAGTACCTTCAATCTACCGGACTATCGAGGACGAACGATTGTCGGTGCCGATCCTAGCGGGGTGCATATGGGCACTAATCATCCCGCCCTGGGTGCGTCTGGTGGAGAGGAGAATCATTCGCTGTTGTGGCAAGAGAGCGGTACCAACAGCAACGGGGTGACGGGCAACGAAAACGCCTACCACCAGCACGCCGACTCGGGCCACAGTCATGGGATCACGGTCAACGCTAACAACTTCAACCATCGCTACGTAGCAGCTCTAGATGCTGCTACGTGGGGTAACTTGGCAGCGTCAGGCGGGGCCCTGAACTATGCGGCGGGCTCGGGCGGCAACAACGTCCAGACCGGCGATTCGAGCCATACCCATAGTGCTAGCGCTGGTACGGGCGCTGCTGTTATTGGCAATCAAAACGCCTTCCATCAGCACGCGCTTGTGGCTCGCAACGCGGACTGGGCCCACAACAACGTGCAGCCCTTCGCTGCGGCTAACGTCTTCATCAAGACGTGAGGTATCTGCCTACCACTTCGTCGGTCCACGACGAACCCGCTAAGGTCAATTTCGAGTGGATAGAAGCGAACTGGCCTGGCATGAGTCCGGTCTACCCGGCCTCGGGTCCATACAACGCGAAGCCAAACGAATTCGTGATAGCTAATGGCCTGTCCGTGAATCTGCCGACCGCGCCTCCAAACGGGACGATAGTTGGGGTCGAAACCTCGGGTACTTCTTGTACAGTCACTGCTGGCGGGAGCGACCAGATCTATAGGTGGGGCAACGTCTCAGTCTCAGTACAGGTCAGCATCTACTCTACGTTGGTGCTGATCTACACCAATCCCTCGATGGCGGGGGCGTATTGGCGGGTGCTGTCGGACGAGCATAGCGTTCAGCCGTGGGGAGCGATGTGGAGCAATGCAGCCTTCACTACTAACAATGCATGGGTCAATGTGGCTTGGGCGAACTATCAGTCTGGTGGCGGCATGGGGAGCAACTCCCTTGGGCTGACTGTTCCGGCGGTAGGCCTGTATCGGGTGACGGCGAATATGAGGGCCGATAACGCCCCTAATGGGACGTACACTCAAATGCAGACCGCCCGCTTCAATCACGCCGGTTCGCTCATATCAGCCCTCGGCATCAGTGGCAAATTGTCTACGGGGGAGGCCTACTACACTCACACGGTGACAACATTGACCACGATGAATGCGCTCGACTACGTAATCTTACAGTGCTATTCGAATGCTGTTGGTGCGGTGACGTGGCAGAATATCGGTGGGGGTTGGGGGGCGATGTCTATGGAGCTAGTGAGTTGGGGGACAAATTGATATATGCAGTCGTCATCGGCGAGGTCATGCACGCATCTGCGCCTGAGATTCCTCTCCACGTGTCGGAGGGCCACGAGTACGTGGACATCACCAACGAGGACCCGCAGCCACAGCCGGGGTGGCACTACATCGATGACACTTGGATACCGTCGGCGGATGCGGTGCGGGACAAGATGTTCATGGAGGACCTCGTGGACGCTCACGAACAAAACGAGACCTACTTGGCGCTCGAGAACCACAATCCTCCTGGGGTCGAGGCCCAAGTGAACGCGCTCACCGAGCAGGTGAACATGCTGATCTACAGGATACTCAACCCATGAAGCTCGCTGCCGAACTGAAGCCGGTCGAAGTCGACATCTCGTATAACCCTTCTGAGAAGCAGAAGGAGTTTCATGGCATGTCGAAGAAGTACAGGTTCTTCGTGGGAGGGTGGGGTAACGGCAAGACCGATGCGGGGTGTGCGGAGGCGATGATGCTTGCGCTCGAGTATCCCGGCTGCACGGGACTGATTGCGAGGCGCACGCGCCCGGAGCTCAAGGCGACCACGCAGAAGCAGTTCTTCGAGGGAGGGGGCGGGCCGAAGGGGTCGTGGCCGGGCCTGCCTCAGGAGCTAGTTCGTCGGTTCAATAAGACCGAGGGCAAGCTCACCATGATCAATGGGAGCACCATTCACTTCTGGCCCCTCGATGAGCCCGAGAAACTGTCTAACCTGAACTTGTCGTGGTTTCTGATCGATCAGGCGGAGGAGGTCCCGGAGGAGATGTTCCAGATGTTGTACGGGCGTCTCCGTGAGCAGATCGGCCCGCGCGTGGGCATGTGCTTGGCCAACCCCAACGGACACGACTGGATCTGGAGGAGGAACATCTTCCTCAAGGGCGGGGGCGCATATGCAGATCATGGCATGGTCCATGCCAAGACGACTGACAATCCCAACCTCCCGGCTGACTATCTCGAGTCTCTACTTCACATGCCGGAGAGTTGGGTCAAGCGGTTCGTTGAGGGCTCGTTCGATGTATTCTCAGGGCAGATTTGGCCGGAGTTTGACTACGATGTCCACACGATCCGACCGTTCCCGATACCGGACCATTGGGACATCATTGAGGGTATTGACCACGGGCGACGTAACCCCACTGCGGTACTCTGGGCGGCCTTCGATGAACTGGGCAACTGCTTCATCATCGACGAGCATTACGAGGCGGGCAAGTTGGTGGGGCACCATGCACGGGCGATTCATGAGAAGCGGGCATTTTACCGCATACCGGTCTATACAGTGATTGACGCCTCTGCATCTCATCAGGACCCCAACACGGGGAGAAGCGTGATCGATGAGTATTGGGACTACGGCATAGTCACGATACCGTCTGACAGGCACGTGCCCGCGCGTATCAATAGGGTGGCCGAGTGGCTGATGCTAAACAAAGAATGGCCCCATCCTGTGACCCTACAGACCCGTGAGGACGGGTGGCCGAAGCTGTACATCTTTAGGAACTGCGATAACCTGATCGAGCATGTCCAGCAGTATCAGTGGAAGAAGAAGCCGATCATGTCCGAGGCAGACGCGAAGGAGCAACCCCTCGAGAAAGACGACCACGACGTGGACGCCTTGGGGTACATACTAATGACCAGACCCCACCCCGCCGCTCCGATGTTCAAAGATGAAGACGATGTGAGCCCCGCGGCGCAGTATTGGCGCAGAGTGAGGGAGCGGATGGATAGACACGGGTCTCAACGAGGACATAGTGTACTAGGAGCGGAAGCATAATGTGGAGAAGAATAGATGGCATGCCGGAGCTACCGTGCTGCTGCG